GATGAGGGCGATGTGCTGACGGCGACGAGCGGGATTCTGCAGGAGCAGCTGCTGCGCATTTCGATCGCGCTGCGGCAGGCGGATTCTGACCCGGCGGAGGCGGCGAAGTCGATCTCGGTGGTGGCGCGGGCGCATGCGGATGTCGGGCGGATGCAGGTGGCGCTGGCGAAGTGGCAGGAGACGATGCGGGAGAAGGCGAGCCTGGCGGCGGATGCGGTCGAGAAGGTGGCACGGCGCGGCGGCCTGACGGCGGAATCGGTGGACTTGATCCGGCGCGAGATCCTGGGGATTACGGGCTGATGGCGATTGCCCGCATGGACAATCTGTGGACGCCGGAGAACGCGCGGCCGCCGGCGGTTCTGCTGCCGTACCAGCGGGCGTGGGTGGCGGACCCGGCGGAGGTGGCGCTGTGGGAGAAGAGCCGGCGGATCGGGGCGAGCTGGTGCGATGCGTCGCAGGCGGTGCTGTCTGCGGCGCCGGCCGAGGGGGCGATGGATGCGCTGTACATCGGCTACAGCGAGGACATGACCCGCGGCTATATCGACGACTGCGCGATGTGGGCAAAGGCCTTTGCCTACGCGGTGAGCTGGGTCGGCGAGGTGATCTATACGGACGAGGGGAACGACATCAAGGCGTTCCGGATCGATTTCGCGTCCGGCAAGAAGGTTCTTGCGCTATCCAGCCGGCCGCGGTCGATCCGCGGCAAGCAGGGCCGGGTGACGATCGATGAGGCGGCGTTCCACGACGATCTGCCGGGGCTGATGAAGGCGGCGCTGGCGATGTTGATCTGGGGCGGGAAGGTGCGCCTGCTCAGCTCTCACAACGGCACGACCAATCCGTTCAATGAGCTTGTGGAGCAGGTGCGCGCGGGGCGTCTGGGGTATTCGCTGCACCGCACGACGTTCCGTGAGGCGGTGGCGCAGGGGCTGTATGAGCGGGTGGCTTTGATCCAGGGCGATCGGCTGGTCGATAAGACGGAAGCGGCGTGGGTCGGCAAGATTTATGCGATGTATGGGGACTCGGCGAGCGAGGAGCTGGACGTGATCCCGAGCGAGGGCGGCGGGGTTTATCTGGCGATGGCGCTGATCGAGTCGCGGATGAAGGCGGAAACGCCGGTGGTGCGCAAGCGCTGGGATGCGGCCTTTCAGCTGCTGCCGGAGCCGGTGCGGCGGCTGGAGGTGGACGCCTGGTGCCGGGAGGATCTGCAGCCGATTCTGGAAGGGCTGGACAAGGAACGGGCGCACGGGTTTGGCCTGGACTTTGCTCGCATCGGCGACTTGACGGTGATGCCGATCCTGGAGGAAGGGCAGGACCTGGTGCAGCGCTGCCGGCTTTCCATCGAGCTGGGGAGCTGTCCGTTCAAGCAGCAGGAGCAGGTGCTGAAGTTCGTCGGGGATCGCCTGCCGCGCTTTCGCTTCGGGGCGCTGGATGCGGGCGGCAACGGGGCGGCGCTGGCGGAGTTTGCGGCTGACGAGTACGGCACGGAGCGGATCGCGCAGGTGAAGCTTTCTGAGGCGTTCTATATGAACGAGATGCCGCGCTTCAAGGCGGCGTTCGAGGATGGCACGATTGATGATCTGCCGCGCGACGAGCAGTGCCGCGACGATCTGCGGGCGATCCGGCGCATCAACGGGGTGCCGAAGCTGCCGAACGTGGTGACGCAGCGGGCCGGGAGTGGTGAGGGTGGCCAGGCGGCGAAGCAGCAGCGGCACGGGGACTTCGCGATCGGGCTGTTCCTGGCGAACTATGCGCTGCGCCAGGAGGGTGCGCCCGGTAACTGCCACGGCTTTGAGTCTGTGCCGAGGGGGTCTATCGGGATGGCGGGCGGCCGGCGGTCTGACGATGATTTCGATGATGCTTGGCGGCAACGTTCGAGGCGAATGCTATGAGTGCAATTCTTGACCAGTTCGGTCGGCCGATCGACCGCGGGGCGCTGCGCGAGCCGCAGACGGCGGCGATCCGGGCGCTGGACAACCAGTACCTGACGCCGATGCTGGACGGGCTGTCGCCGGCGCGGCTGTCGGCGGCGCTGCGGGCGGCGGACAACGGGGACTTGATCAGCCAGCATCGCATCTTTGCGGACATGGAGGAGCGCGACGCGCACCTGTATGCGGAGATCGGCAAGCGCAAGATGGGGCTGCTGAATATCGATTGGGATATCGTGCCGCCTCGCAATGCGACGGCGGCGGAGAAGGCGTCCGCGGAGTGGGTGAAGGAGGTGATCCGCGACGGCGTCGATGATTTCGAGGATTTGATGCTGGCGTGCATGGATGGCGTCGGGCATGGCTTCTCGGGCATCGAGCTGGAATGGCGCCGGGAAGGCAAGGAGTGGCTGCCGGAGTTTTTCCCGCGGCCGCAGGAGTGGTTCCAGCTGTCGCAGGATCGCAAGGCGCTGCGCCTGCGCGACGGCAGCGCGTACGGGGCTGAGCTGACGCCCTTCGGCTGGATTCTGCACGAGCACGGGAAGGCGAAGAGCGGGTACATCGCGCGCCTGGGGCTTTACCGGGTGCTGTCTTGGCCGTTCCTGTACAAGGCGTACGGGATCGCTGACTTTGCGGAGTTCCTGGAGACGTTCGGCCTGCCGTTCGTGGTGGGCAAGTACGCGAAGGGGGCGAGCGAGCCGGAGAAGGCGAGCCTGATGCGGGCGGTGACGGCGCTGGCGCACGATGCGCGGGCGATCATGCCGGCGGATATGGTGCTGGAGATCAACCAGATATCCGGCAGCGGCGGTACGGGTAGCGGTTCGCACCTGGATATGGTCCGCTGGGCGGACATGGCGCAGAGCAAGTGCATCCTTGGCGGAACGCTGACCAGCCAGGCGGATGGGAAGACGAGCACGAACGCGCTCGGGAATGTGCACCAGGAGGTGCGCCACGACATCATCGAGGCGGATGCCCGCCAGGTGGCGGGGACACTGACGCGGCACCTTGTGTATCCGCTGATTGCGCTGAATCGGGGCGGCGTCGATAGCCTGCGGCGCTGCCCGCGTCTGGCGTTCGATACGGGCACGCCGGAGGACCTGGTGGCCTATGCGGATGCGCTGCCGAAGCTTTCCGGGCTGTTCAATATTCCTGCGGCGTGGGTGCGCGAGCGCCTGCATATTCCGCAGGCTGAGGACGGCGAGGAGGTGCTTGGCGGTCGGCCGATGGCTGCGGGTGATGTGGCGCCGATTGGTAAGCCAGATGGCGGCAAGGCGGCGAAGGACATTCATGTACCGGATGCGAAAGGCGCGGCGGCGTTGACGGCGTTGCCGGATAAATCAGGCGGGGCGATCTCGGCACGTGCGACAAGGTCTTTGCGTGATGCGCAAGAGACGATCGATGCGGCTTTGGTCGCCGATATCGATTGGCCGATGCTGACGGCGCCGGTTTTCAAGCCGCTGCTCGATGCTCTGAGCAGTGGCATGGACCCCGAGTCGATCATCGGCCACATGGCGGACTGGTACCCGGCAATGAACGACGATCAGCTGGTCGAGCTGCTGTCGCGGGCGATTTTCGTTGCGGATGCCTGGGGTCGGCTATCGGCTGGCGGCAACGCCTGAGATGGCCTGATTCGGCATGGCGATCGAGCTTTCTGCCCTCTTCGACCTGCCGCCGGCCGACGCGATCGCGGCCTTCGAGGCGAAGGGCTATGCAATCTCCTGGAACTGGCACGAGACCTGGGGAGAAGCGCACGCGAAGGCGTTCACGGTGGCAAAGCTGGCGCGCATGGATATCCTGGAAGACATCCGCGAAGGCGTCGGCGAGGCGCTCAAGCGGGGCGAGACGCAACGCTGGTTCGATCAGCGGCTGAGCGGCCTGCTGCAGCAGAAAGGCTGGTGGGGCCGCAAGATCGTGGTGGGCTCGGACGGCCAGGCGGAGTTGGTGCAGGAGGGCAGCCCGCGTCGGCTGCAGACGATCTTCCGCACGAACACGCAAACGGCTTACGCGGCCGGTCGCTGGAAGCGCTTTGTGGATAACGCGGAAGCGCGGCCTTATCTGCAGTACGTGGCGGTGATGGATGGCCGTACGCGGCCGGCGCATGCGCGGCTGAATGGCAAGGTGTTTCCGATCGACAGCCCGGTGTGGCAGGTGATCGGGCCACCGAACGGGTTCAATTGCCGCTGTGCGGTGCGGGCATTGTCTGCCGCCGACCTGGAGCGCCGCGGGCTGCGGGTGGAGAAGGATGCGAGGATCGTGCAGCGCGATGTTCCGACGGGCAGACTGGTCGATCGACGGACGGGCGAAATCGACCCGAAAAAGCTCATTCAGCGCGGCGTTTCTGTGCCCGATCCGGCCTATCCAGGCAGGCGTCTGACGCTGTGGTCGGATGTGGGATGGGACTACAATCCTGGCGCTGCCGGGGCGGCGCAAATCTCCGACCTGGTCGAAAATAAGCTGGAACAGCTGCCGGCAAAATTGGCTACGGTGGTTCGTAATGAGCCGGTCAAGCCGGTACCGCCGGTTGTTGCTCAGGGGCCACGCTATTGGGACAGCACGACGCCGGCCGGCCGTTGGCACGAGGCGTCGTTCTCGAATGCGCCGACATGGTTGAAGAAGAAGATTGCCGAGGTTGGCGATCCGAAGGAAGTCAAGCACACGCCAGGCAAGACGCCGAGCTGCATTTGGCGGCAGCAGATCGAAATGGGATCGCGGGGACGCACGGACCAACGGGCGCAGGCGACTTGGCGGCATGAGTACGGGCATCACCTGGACGGAAACCTCGACGACAAGGCGATGTATGTGAGTTCTGGTGCGCGGTTTTCTTCGGCGATGGCGGCCGATTCGGCACAGCTGGTGCGCGGTGCCGGGCATGGCCACCGGGGTAAGACGACGGATGCTAGACGGGCTCTGATGGATCAGGCTTATCGTGATTCTGCGGTCGAAATCGGCGGTCGAGTGGACTGGCATGCTTGGCTCGCAGAGCGCTTAATGAAACATGGGGTGGACTACGCTGCGGCGTTTCATGCGCTGCGAAAGCACACGGTTTTTGCCAATTCGCTGACCGGCGATGCGCTGGTGTTACGATTGGCAAGGATTGCGACGGCCTTCGACCTTCGCGATGCGCAAGGGCTGATGGACGCGCTGCTCGGCAAAGGAAATATTCGCGAAGTAAGCGTCTGTGGCAGGATCGGTGTTTGCAGTTCGCTTTCCGACCTGATCGGCAGCGTGACGCGTAACAAGGTAGCAGGCCGGGATCTTTCGGGTTGGGGTCATAGTTCTCGCTATTACGCCAGACATGCGGACCTGGCCGGCACCGAAGCCTGGGCAAACCTGACTTGCTTGCACGGGGAAGGCGGGCTATTTTGGAAGCAGGTGGCGGAGCATTTCTTGCCCGAGACGAACCGGGCGTTCCTGGAGGTTATGAAGGATGGCTGAGTCTGCAAACGGCATCGTCGATCCGCGAAACGATCGGCTTGAAGAGTACGTCGAGCGCTTCGGAAGTGCCCCGCCACTGCTGTACATGGCGGACATGAGCGACGATGAATTCGCGGCGCGAATCGCCAAGGCGATCGACTCTGGCGTGGCCATAGATGACGATGAGTTTGAGGGCGATGCCAGCGAGCACACTACGGTCCATTGATGGGGGCTGATCATCATGCTGACGATTAGCATCAGCGGCGGCGGCGTCGAGCGTGCGTTGGCGGCGATCGCGGAGCGCATTGGTAACACGCGTCCGGTAATGAAGATGATTGCGGAGATCTTGGATGACCGCGTCTCGGAGAACTTCTTGATGGAATCCGGGCCGCTCGGCGAGTGGCCGGCGATCAAGCCGCCGAAGAACAAAACCAGGACGAACCCGAAGATTCTGCAGGATACGGCGCGCCTAAAGAACAGCATCACGACTACCTACACCAACAACACCGCACAGGTCGGGACTAATGTCGTCTATGCCGCAATCCACCAATTAGGCGGCGAGATTAACATCCCGGCCAGGAGTCAGCAGGCCTATTTCAAGCAGCGCAAGGATGGGTCAGTAGGAAACCGATTCGTCCGCAAGAGCGCCTCGAATTTCTCCCAGTGGCACACGCGCGGCGCGCACACAATAGAGATGCCAGCGCGCCCATTTTTGCCGTTCGCGAACGGCAAACTGCAGGACGGTCTGGAGCGAGAAATCCTCGACGACCTGGCCGGATACATCCTTCACGGCGCCCGCAGATAGCGTGGATCTGTTGGCGCGAGCTTATTGCGCCACAGGCAAGCAAGTTACAATCTCGGTCCCACCAAGCCCCCGCCCATCCCGCCACTTCCCCCATTTATCGCGCAATTCCCGCTCTATTTATCTCACACGCCCTCA